TTAGTAGAAATTACAAAATTCTGTAAAACAAAAAATATAGAAATTAATTTCTCAAAAGAAATAAAAAATGTATTAATACCTACATTGCGGAAAAATAATATTATTGATTATAATTTAAAATTAAAATATAGAGAATATCAACAAGACATAATTAATAAGTGTATAGATAGAGGTAGAGGGACAATAGTATTAGCCACCGCTGGTGGTAAGACTCTTACAATGGCTGGTTTATTAGAATTTTACTATAATAACTATAGTAAAAATTTTAGAGGGTTAGTTATAGTACCGGACTTAGGATTAGCTAATCAAACCATATCTGATTTTGAAGATTATGGAGTTTCTTTTTCTACTACCAAATATACTGGAAAAAATGAATTAAATTTATCTCGCAATGTTATTATTGCTAATTTAGGTATTTTACAGAGTTCAAAGCAAGACATATCATGGATACAACATATAGATTTTTTAATTGTAGATGAAGTACATAAATTAAGAAGAGGAAATAAAATAAATAATATTCTCAAAAAAATCGACACTCCGCATCGATTTGGCTTTACTGGTACTTTACCATCAGAACTATTAGACAAGTGGAACATCTTCGGTAAGATAGGTCCACAATTATTTGAAAGAAAGGCTCACGAACTAAAAGACGAAAAATATGTTGTACCCGCTAAAGTACATGTATTAGAATTAAACTACGATACACCTTCGACTCAAATTTATTCCGGTAATAATTCTAATGCATATTATTTACAAGAAAATGAATTCATACGCAGTAATTCCTTTAGAAATAACTTATTAGCGAAACTTTCAAACAAATTAGATAATAATGCACTAATATTAATTGACTATATAGAACACGGAGAACTATTACTCAATGTATTAAAGGATGTTTGTAAAACTAAACAAGTATATTTTATTAGAGGAGAAGTGGATATACAGGAGCGTGAAAAAATACAAGCGTTGATGGAGAAAAGAAAAGATATAATAGTTGTTGCTATTTCAAAAATATTTTCCACGGGTATTAATATTAAAAACTTACATTATATAATGTTTGCTGCCGGCGGAAAAGCAAAAATAAAAATAATACAAAGTATAGGCCGAGGGTTGCGGTTGCATACTGATAAGAAAGAGCTTATAATCTTTGATATTGCTGATAATTTACGTTACGGACAGCGTCATATGGAGCAGCGACTATTATTATATGATAGTGAGTATATAAATTATAAATTTACACAGTACCATGAAACCAAACAAAAAACCAAGAGCAAAATCAAAAAAGCCTAATAAAAAGACCTATTATGTTAATCCTAAAGAGTTTTTACAAAAGTTAAAATACTACTATGTGACAGATGACTTAATTGATGAACTAGCTACATCAGTTTATAAAATTGCCGTAGGTTTAAGTTACTCTCCTAACTTTATAAATTATAGTTATAAAGATGAAATGATTGGTGATGCTGTTGTAAAAATGGTCGCGGCAGTAAAAAACAAAAAGTTTAGAATTGACTCTCCATCAAACCCATTTTCATATTTTACTACTATTGCCTACCATGCTTTTATTAATAGAATAAAAAAAGAAAAGAAATATAGGGAAACAATTCTCGACTATCAAGAACAAGTTTATGGAAACATGGCAAGAGATGAAGCCATACAAAATAAGGCTCCTAATAAGGATTACGACAAAGAATTATACATTTAATGTCAGAGGAAAGTAATAAAAAAATCGGATTCTTTTCTGATTTACACATTGGCTGTCATCAAAATAGTGAAAAGTGGCATGATGTTACTTTAGAATGGGCAAAATGGTTCACAAACGAACTAAAAAAACAAAATATTACTAATTTGTTTTTTGGTGGTGACTTTTTTCATTATCGAGATGAAATAAATGTAAAATCTTTACATTTTGCTAATGATTTATTAGACTTATTTAATGAGTTTGAAATAATTATGATTCCTGGTAATCATGATGCTTATTATAAAGACAATTCTAACGTACATTCATTATCTATTTTAAATAATAGAAAAAATATTAACATTATTGATAAGCCAATTGTACGAACGATCTTTAATAAGCGGGTTGGCTTCTGTCCGTGGGGTACAAATATAGATAAAATTCCAGAATGTGACTTATTAGTTGGGCATTTTGAGATTGAAAACTTTAATTTTAATAGTTTTAAGATATGTGAGGCAGGTATTCAATCATGTGAATTACTAATGAAGTCTAAACTCATAGTATCTGGTCATTTCCATAAACGACAACGCCGAAAATACTCAAATGGAGAGATAATTTATGTTGGAAACCCATTTGAAATGGACTTTAATGATATTCAAGATCAAAAAGGGTTTTATATATTTGACTTTAATGAAGAGAACATAAAATACACCTTTGTTGAAAATACTACATCTCCTATACACGTAAAAGTAAACTTAAGCGAGCTTGAAAAATTAAAAACTATAGCAAAAAAAATAGGCTGGTCTAATCTGGCTATAAAAATTATTATAGATAAAGATATAAAAACAAACTTAATTGATAAAATAATTGCTTCTATAAATTTTGAAGCGCCATTTTCTTTAGTAACAGATTATTTACATAAATTTAATATTGGTGACAATATTGAAATAACAAATGAACTTGGTGACTTGAATGTTAAACAATGTATTATAGAATATGTACAATCTTTAGATATAGATAATAAAGAAGAAGTAATAAACAAAACTGTACATTTATATAATCAGTTTTCATAGTGTATGAAATATATAAATTTTAACACAATAAAAATTAGTAACTTTCTATCAGTAGGTAAAAAACCAATTGAAATTAATTTTCAAGCAGGATTAAACATAATCACTGGTGTTAATAGAGATAAAGAAGATAGAAGAAATGGTGTCGGTAAATCGACGATTGCTGATGCTATACATTTTGCTATTTTTGGTGAAACAATACGAGAAGTCTCAAAAGATTTTATTGTAAATTCTGTAAACAAAAAAAATACATATGTAGAATTACATTTTTCAATAAATGAAAATAATAAAACAAATAATTATCGAATTGTACGTAAGTTAAAACCTACAAAGTGTTACCTTTATGTTAATGATACAGACGTAACTGAAAGCACTATACCTAATACCAGTAAAAAAATAAAGAGTATACTTAGCTGCTCACCAGAAGTCTTTCAAAATTGTGTTATAATGTCACTCAACACTACATTGCCTTTTATGGCACAAAAAAAGGTTGAAAAAAGAAAATTTATTGAAGGGATTTTAAATTTAGAAATCTTTTCTGAAATGCTTTTAAGCGCCCGATCTGAATATAACAGTGTACAGAAAAAGTATGAACATATTACGAAAGATTTTGACCATGCAACTAATATTTTTAAGCTTCTTCAAGATCAAAAAGATAAAATTTTAATTAACATTATTGAACAAAAAGATAAAATTAATGATAGAATAAAAAGTATTAACGAAGACATAAAGCAAAATAAAGCAAAAATTAAAAATATAAATAAAAATTTATATAATAAAAGTAGAGAAAAATTAATTTTTATAAAAAATAAATTAAAAGATATACAAGACCAGCTAGATACTATTTCAAATAAAATTACAGAACATCAAACTGAAATAAAATTTTATAATAAACAAACCTCGAGCATTGGTACAGATGATGATAATTGTCCAATATGCTTACGGCAAATTACAAGCAAAGATAGAGACCATATAAAGCAAGAGAAAAATAAAATCAAAAAGGATATTAATAATTGCGAGCAAGATATTGAAAGTCTCCTCCAACAGCAAAAAAATATTGTTAATTTAAAAGAAAATAATATTACGGCCGAATCACAACTTAACGAATATATTTCTACGGTAAAAGCGGTTCATAATAATAATAAAATAACCGCAGCATATATTAATAGTCTTAAGAGTGATTTTGATAAAAATAAAAAAGAGTTACAGGAAGTAACAGAGAAAGAGACTAACCTAGAGATAAAAGAATTAAATAATAAATTAAAAATTAAAACAAAAGAAGTAGATGAACTAGAACAAACATCAAACAATATACATTCAGATTTAGAAATTTTAGAAATAGTAAAATATATTTTATCAGAAGAAGGCATAAAATCATTTATTGTGAAAAAGATTTTAGATGTTTTAAACAGCCGATTATTATATTATTTGCAAAAAATGGATGCAAATTGTATTTGTAGATTTAATGAGTATTTTGAAGAAGAAATTGTTAATGAAAAAAATGAAGAATGCTCATATTTTAATTTTTCTGGTGCCGAAAGAAAAAATATAGATCTTGCTATTTTATTCACATTTATAGATATGAGAAGATTACAAGGTGATGTAGCATATAATTTATTAATGTTTGATGAGCTATTAGATAGTTCATTAGATGAAAAGGGAGTAGAACTAGTTTTAAATATAATTAAAGAACGAGTAGATAAACATAAAGAGAGTATATATGTCATCTCTCATAGAAAAGAATCAGTGAAAGCCGCTTCTGGTGAAGTTATTATTTTAGAAAAGAAAAATAGTATTACTACTCGGGTGGATTTATCCAATAATTAGTAATAAATTTATATAATGATTACGCCTTATCAGCATACAAACCGGCTTCCGTTTTCACCACCTATACCTGGTAACCCAGCGCTTAATTTAGCACCTCCATCATATAAATCCTCATTAAAAAAATCTGGTCATGCTGCACCAGACTTACCTCGTGGATTAAATTTCTATGCTGATTATTCAGGGTGTGGTCATTGGAGAATGATATGGCCAGAATTGCTACTTAATTGCTATGCCAAAGCAAATGTACAAGGCGGTACTGTAATGATCGGAGATAAAAATTTTTACAATGGAGTTAAAACTGTTCGGATTCAACGACAAGCAACTGAAACTCAAGCAAATTATATAAAATGGTTACACGAATTAGGTAAAGAACTTAAATTTAATATTATATATGAAATTGATGATATAATATTTAAAGAAGATATACCCCATTATAATAAATTTAGATTTGCATTCGAAGATCCAAAAATAAGACAAACAAGCATGGAGATTATGCAGACATGTAATGAAATTACTGTGACTAATAAATTCATGCAGGATTACTATATTGAAAAAACAGGTAATAAAAACGTAACAGTAGTACCTAATTTTATCCCAAAATTTTGGATGGATAGATATTTTGACTTCACAAAAATTAAAGAGAATTATCAGAAATATAAAAAGAAGCCACGGGTAGTGTATTGTGGGAGTGGGGCTCATTTTGATATTGAAAATAGAATTAAACAAAAAGATGATTTTTATCACGTCAATGACGCAATAAGAAAAACAGTAGATAAATTTCAATGGGTATTTGTTGGTGGATTCCCGATAACTTTAAAGGATTTAATTCAACAAAAAAAGATTGAATACCACGAATGGACTAATTTAGTAAATTACCCTGCATACATAAATAGTAAGAATCCTACTGTCTTTTATGCTCCATTAGAAGATAGTAATTTTAATAAAGCAAAGAGTGATTTAAAATTTATTGAAGGATGTGCGTTAGGTATTCCGACTATTTGTCAAGATTTATGTACGTATAATACTGCATTTCATAAGTTCAAAACCGGTGATGAGTTAGTAAACAAAATAGAATATTTAACTAACGATTATAAGAAATACATAAAAGAAGTAAAGCGAGCTCGAAGTTATATGAAATCCCGATGGATGGAAGATAATATTAGCTTTTACACTGAATTATACTCATTCCCGTATGGTGATCCAAGGAGAAAAAATCTTAATCGCTTAAACGAAATTAGTTGATTTCTTGTTTTATTTTTCTTATACTATAAGGAATGTATAGGAACTTAGCATACATACCAAATCAACGTGTCATGCGTTTATATACATGGGACGAAAACGGTGTTAGGATTGAAACGGATTGCCCATATCAACCATACTTCTATTCGGAGACAAATTCAAATCGATATGATGGAACGTCTTTATATGGTACAAAACTCCGAAAACACACTGCTAATAGTGAACTAGATAGAAGAAAAAAAATTGAAGATCTTAATGATCATAAGATTTATGAAAATATTTCTCCTTACCAACAATTTTTAGTTGATAGGTTTTGGGAAATAAGCGAAACAGATGATTTTACCAAACTTCCTCTTAAGATATGGTTTTTTGATATAGAAACATATTCCCCAGACGAGTTTCCAAAACCTGAAGAAGCGAGGCATATGATTAATGTAATCACAGTCTACGATACTGTAGAAAAAATGTATTTTACATGGGGAATTAATAAGTATACACCAAAATCTAATGACGTAAAATATACTCACTGTAAGAATGAAATTGACTTATTACAAAAATTTTTAGATTTCTACTGTAAAGATCGACCTGATATTTTATCTGGCTGGGCCAGTGAGGTTTTTGATATTCCATATGTAATTAACCGAGTTAGAAATCTATTAGGCGAGGATGCCACCCGGTTATTTTCACCAGTTCACGATGAAATTATGAAGCCAATCTACCAACGAGTGTATCGTGGTAATTTTGGTAGACAAACATCAAAATACGTGGTCGAGGGGGTATCAATGCTAGATTATCTTGATGTGTATAAAACCTTCAGTCTGGGCATGAAAGACAGTTATAAGCTAGATAACATAGCTCACATAGAACTAGGAGAGAACAAGGTAGATATAGGAGAAACTAACCTTGCGACACTATCTATCAACGATTGGGACAAGTTCGTAGACTACAACATCCATGATGTACGGTTGCTAGTTAAACTTGAAGCTAAGCTTATGTACATGAATCTAGCTAGAATGTTATCATACATAGGATTAACCCCATTTAACGCAGCTCTTGGTACTATTAGTACAGTAAACGGTCGTGCAATTGTTGAAGCAAGAAAATCCGACCCACCTCGGATCATACCAACTTTTATAAAAGGTGATGATAAGTCTGGTAAATATGAAGGAGCATATGTAGGTGATCCAAAACCGGGATTTCAAGACAATGTCATATCATTTGACGCTAACTCACTGTACCCCAGCGTAATGGTTACTCTCAACTTAAGCCCAGAAACTAAAGTTGGAAGCATTGTTGGTACTGATAACGGTAGAGTGTATATAAAGACAGTAAATAACAAAGATATTGAGATGTCTTATGGGGATTTTAATAAATGGTGCACTAAAAATGACATAGCAGTAACAAGAGCTAAAAAACTTTTTTCACAGAAAACCAAAGGAATTTTCCCACGGATTACAGATCACTTCTATGACATAAGAAAAGGAAAAAAACAACAATGGAACGAGGCTCGCGAAGAAAAACATCAATTATCTCTTAAGCTTAAAAAAGAAAAAACCCAAACTGAAAAAGAAAAATTAAAGAAAAAAATTATAGAGACACAATTGAAGATTGATCAGCTTTGGATCTGGCAATTCACGTTAAAAATTCTTATTAACCGTATTTATGGGTATTTTGGTAATAAAAACTCTGCTATGGCGGATGGTGACATCGCACGATCAATTACGTTAACAGGGCAAGATGTCATAAAACAAAGCAATATTATTTTAAGAAATTATATTAAAAGAAAAACTAATTTAACTGATAAGGATCTTGAAAAAAACGATCCAATCATTTATAATGACACAGATAGTTCATATTGTACTATTACTCCGTTACTCGACTACAAAGGAATATCGCTACATAAAGATAATAATATTAACGAAGAAGTATACACTCTTGTTCAAGATATAGAAGATGATTTAAACGTTCATATCGAAAAATGGGCAAGAGATACCCTATTAACTAAGGACCCTAGGTTTGTTTTTAAAAGAGAATCTATCTGTGATAAAGGTATTTTTTTACAAAAGAAGCGGTATGTCTTACATAAACTTGACGATGAAGGAGTTGTTTGTAATAAATTTAAATACACCGGTGTAGAAGTGGTTCGAACCACTATGCCTAATGCGATTAAACCATATGTGAAAAAAATCATTGAGCATATGATTATGACTGAGAATCAAAATACTACAAATGAAATCTTCGAAGAGACGTATGAAATTTTTAAGTCGTTATCTATAAAAGACATTGCATTTGTAATGGGTGTTAAAGAATATGAAAAATATAGCGTACATACTAAAGGCTGGATGGTCAAAAAAGGAACACCAATTCATGTTAAGTCCTCTATATATTACAACAAGCTTTTAGAGTATTATGATATTTCTAAAAAGCATGAATATATTAGCTCCGGTGATAAAATACGATATTTTTATACAGTTCCTAACAAATTTGGTTTAAATTCGTTAGGGTTTAAATATGATATACCTCGAGAATTCGAACAGGACTTTAAAGTAGACTACGAAAAAATGTTTGAAAAAATTGTATATAGTGTTATCGATAGGTTTTATGATAATGTAAATTGGAAGTCATTTCGCCCAGGCCAAGCCGTTAATACAGATTTATTTGATTTCTTTAAAATACCCGTTGCAAATTAAAAAATGTATATTATAATAATAATATGGATATCATTACATACATTGATAGTATAGGTAGGACTTGTTTCGGGGAGTTAGTAGAACAAACAGATTCAATTTTAAGAGTTAAATCACCAGCGATGATTATGGTAACACCTAACGACGCTTCTAATATGAAAGTAGACGTTATGCCATTATTTTTTACTGAATTTTCTAATGGCGAAGCTCCAGTATTTAAATACGCTAATTCTCAATATACAGAAGTAGAGGTTACTATTTCTGATAAGATACTTGTGCACTATAATGCTAAAATTAACACTACACAAGAACCAACTCCAGAGACTCCCGTAGAAGCCTTATCTGAAAAAGACGTACCTGAAGTGACATTATTTGAGGATAATTAATATATGTCAAAATATGCTGAAAAGGCGTATGATGAGACTCTTGTTAATAAGGCATTTGCTAAATTACAAAAGCTTAATAAAAACGCGACTACTCTTGAAGAGAATACGCTTAGTAATGTAACTGAGTGGATTGATACCGGGTGCTTAGTATTAAATTCAATTTTATCTGGATCCCTATATGGAGGTGTTCCTAAAGGTAGAATAACGATTTTTGCGGGTGAAGCTCAATGCGGTAAAACCTTTATTTTAAATAAGATTCTTGCCAAGGCTCAAAAAACCGGGATAATCCCGGTAATATTTGATACTGAAGTCGCAATTGAAAAAGAAGGAGCTGAAAATGTAGGCCTAGATGTTTCAAATGTAAAATATGTTCCTGTTGATACTGTTGAAAATTGTCGTAATCAAATTATG